CTTGAACTTGTTCTTCGGTAACCTCTTCTAAAACTGGAACCTCTTCTTCAACTTGTTCTTCAGTTACTTCTTCAGTAACTTCTTCAACTTGTTGATCTTGTTCTTGCTCAGCTACTGGTTCTTCTTCTTCAACAACTTCTTCTTGTTGTTCTTCACTAGGTATCTTATTTAAATCTACTTTATAAGTACCGTCTTCTTGAAAACCAGTTTCAGGCTTTTGTTCTTCTTGTTGTTCTACTTTTTCTTCAACAACTTCTTCTTGAACATTTTCTTGTTCTTTATTTTCTGCCATAATATAATATTATAAAATTAAACAAATGTTTATCTAGGATCAAATTGATTTAACCCCACACCTCCACCTAGTATATCATTACTTGACGATTCAAAGTTTTTAGGTGGTTTATTAGTTTTTCTTTGATCGATTAATTCAGACTGTTGACTAGCTTGTATTTTAGTACGCTCATCTTTTCTGTCTTCCTTATATTTTTCTTTAGCGTTAACGGTTTCAAGCTCCATACCTTTTAAACGCATGTTAATCATGAACTCGTGATTCATTAGCTCTTTTTTCAAATTAACTTCCTGCATTAATCTCTCTAACTCAAACTTACTTTTAGCTTGTTCTAGCTGTAATTTTTGTTGAGTTAATGCTTGTTGTTTTTGTACTTCTGCTTGAGCTGCAACTTGTTGAGCTTCAGCATTAGCTTGAGCTTGAGCTTGTATATTTTGTTGTTGAGCAGCTTGATCAGCTTCCATTTTCTTTTTACGTCTTATCTTTAAAAGCTGATTAGCTAACTTTACATTTTTAATTTCTCTTAAATCTATAGCATCTTCAAGGTCTATAGTTTGTTGAGTTAATGCCATTTGTATATTGTTTTCTAGCATTTGTTTTTGCTCATCATCTGGCGCTAACTCTATAAATATACCAAAGTCATATAAATGTAACTCAGTTAGTTCATCAAGCGTTGCTACATTATGCGTGCCGATGCTTTGAATAAACGCATTTTTAGTTGGTGAATATTCTAATATATCTGATATTCTTAATGAAACTTTTTCAGCAGTCTCAGCTGTCAAGAATAAACCACTTTGTAGTATGTGTCTTGTTGCTGTGTTACTGTTTGCTGCAGCTATTTTTTGTACACCAACTAGTGAGTCTTTTGAAGGCGTACTAGCGTCTCTAGCTTCATTTAACCCGGTCACGTCTCTTATCATTTGTAGATAATAGTTATATGTACCTATCAAACTTTGCATTTTAGCACTACCAGCACTGTTCTGTATTTCTTGAATAGGTATTTTACCTGGGTTCATATCACCGTCAGATGTAAATGATCTACCAATAATACTACCAGTTTGGAAGAACATGTTTAATGCTTCTTGTGGGTTGTAGTTTGTACCGTTACCTAAATCAATTTCAGCTAAACCGTCAGCATCTAAATAAACACCATCTGGTACTAATCTAGACATTACTTGTTGTAGTTTTAAGTGAGTTAACTGTATCATATCAGCAAATCCAGTTATTCTACCTACTAAACTCTCAATACGGCCTTTGTACATTCTAGGAGCAACTATACTATAATTCATTTGAACTTTAGTGTAATCGCTTTTTGGTCTTAACATATTTTTAGCTAATCCCCATTGTAGCATTATTTCAGTACCCAACACTAAAGCGCCTTCATATAATACTTCTATTGATTTTTCTAGTTTACCAAATCTTTGTTCTAATGCATCATCAATAACTGGGTTCCAGTCACCTTCTTTTACAATAATCTTACTAGCACCAGTTGCAGTTTCTTTTACTTTATAAACTTCATTAGCATAAGTTTTATAATTAAAATATAAAATCTGTACTTGGTTTTTATCTAGTTGGTTTTGCTCAGTTAAACTTCTATTGTAAAATCCACTGTTTTGAAAACCTTGGCCAGTTATTTTTTCTAATTGATCTTGTGTGAGATTAGGAAATGCTTTTTTAAGCTCATTCACTGGTACACTTTTAACTTCACCTACGTAATATATATCATCAAAGTAAGGTGATTCAGTATAAGAATAAACTAAATTAGCAGGATCTACATAATCTACTTTAATACCTTCTGCTTTTGAAAAAGTTGTTTTAACACAACCTATACCTAAAACAGTTAAATCATAATTAACTCTACGTCTAGTTAAATCATATTTATTACCATTTAAAACAACGTTTATAGCTTGTTCTTCTGCTAATTCAACAGCCTGCTTATAACTAAGCTGCATGTGTAGTTCTAGTTCCTCTTGTGAGTCTGGTAGTTTTTCAGGATCGTTTTCAGTTATCTCTACACCGAAGTTATCTTTAGCAAATTGAGATATTTCTTTAGTTCTCATATCTCTTAATACAGACTCCATATATTTAGTCCTCTTACTCATACCGTAAGGGTCTTGTGTATATGTTTTTATATCAAACGCTCTTTCAGATATACCATTTACAACTATATCTACAAATTTAGGTATAATAGGTACTGGTTTCCAATCAAGATTAAGATATGATAAATCACCGTTAATTGATAATTCGTCTTTATATTTTTGTATAGATTGTTCACCTCTAGCATATAGTCTTAATTTATGAAACTCTGTTTGATTACCAAAAAACCTGTTAGTACCTGAGTCTCTTTTAAACCACTCGCTCTCAATGGCTTTAGCCACCTTGAGCCCGTAGTCATCACTCATTTTTTCTAAATCACTAACGATTTGACTTGGAAAGTATCCTTTAGTAACTGCCTCAGCCATATTAATTATTTATTAGTTTTGATCTTACACCAGAATTTTTGTATCTAGCAAAGTTTAAATTCAATTTTTGTTTTTGCACTTCAGCATTAGGTCTATATAAATGTCTATTACAAGCCATTATAGCTAAACCAGAGCTTATTGATGCATCGTATTTGGTTCTATTGTTTATGTCAAACTTAGCCCAATCTTGCAAGGTTTCATTGAAATATATGTTACCAGCATCACCATCGTGTTTTAAACCAACATGATCTTGTATATACATTTCAATCGCAGCAGCATGCGCTTGTTTAACATCTTCGCTAGAGTTTGGTATACCACCAACCTCTTTTTCTGCTGTAGATAATTTGTTCCAAACCTTATCAGGTCTGTTCATAGAGTAACCTCTGTAACCACGTCTTCTTAAATAATACAACAACCTAGGTTTGTTGTTTTCCGCTAACAATGGCATACCATAAAAGTGTAAAGCCATTAATACGTCTTCAAAAAACATATCAGCTGTATCAGGTCTAGCTATGTACTCTAAAAAGAAATGATTAGGAGGTACGTCCTCCATACTAAATTTTGTTAAACCATGCAAAGCACCTTTAGAACCTTTACCGTCAACAGTACCTGATATATCGTAACTGTCACAACCAAAAGCACCTAAATGTTCATTGCCTGGATATTTTTTACCGTTTTTAATTATAACGTTATTTTGTAATCTACTAGGTGGAAACCAACTAACATTAAATCTGCCGTTTTGGTTAGGGTAAAATATAACTGTTTTATCTTTAACACCGTTTAACCATTGAAAACTACCTCTTGTTACTGAGTTTTCATTATTCAACTCTTCGTTATAATCTATTTGCTCGTATATTTTTGATAAATTAAATATACTATTTTTTGTTTCGTCTCTGAAAGCATGTTCTTCAGTTCTAGGAAACTGTCTGTAAAATTCATTTAAAGCGTCTCCGTCATTTTTTAAACCATCAACTTCGTTTTGCCAATGCTCTAATATACCAGTATCTATGATCTCCCCATAAGGACCTTCAACTTCTGTTTCTGGCGTTTCGAATACAGGTAATCCAAAAGAATCAATGAATCCTTCGTAGTTCCATTCCATAGGTATGAACAAGCTATATAGTCCTGAGCTAGTCTGTCCATTGCGGTTTCGTTTTGTGACATCTGAATCTTTATAAAGTTTCTTAAAATTATCACCTCCTTTATCTAACGCATTTGATGTTGATCCCATCATACACTTACCTATAACTCTACTACCTAATCTAAGTGTTGTTTTAGTAACACGCCAGTTGTTTAAGATGTTATTGGGTCTTTCCCATTTACCACTTTCGTCATGTACTAGTAATTTTAATTTTTCACCGTCATAACTATTATCACCTGTGTTTTTCCAGTCTATCGTGGTATCGAGTCCCGTAAGTTCCTCGGGCCGATCGGTCGTAGATGTGATGTTCCTTCTTGTGAGTTTGGACGCTGGTACTCTATATGCCAACTCTGTTTTGGGACGATCCATTCCGTCTTGTATCGGTTTGAAAAAGAACGGATAATTGACCGATATTGGTACGACTTTATCTGTGAACATTTTCTTGGCATCCGGCCCAGATATGG